AAATGTTTATAGAGAAATAGGATTCAATGCAAATAACCGTGAAACAGGAGTTCTTATGGAGAGAATGATAATTGGAATTATTGCTTCAGCCCTCATTGGGCTCGGGGCGTGGAACTTGAACCAAACTTTTAATCTCTCCATTGAAATAGAGAGTGTTAAGGGAAAAATTGATGTGCTGGAAAAAAGCATCAAGCAACTAGGAAAGAAGAAAAATAAAAAAGGTGGCTCTATTATACAACAGAGTAACTAATGGAAACGATATTACTAGTATACACCATCTGGTTCATAGGTGGCGTGATAATTCAGATTGCAGGGCTGCAATGATAGAGATATGGTTTTTATTGGTCTTGATGACCATCCAAGACACCACTCCACTCATTTACAAAAGCTTCATGGGATATGAAAGCCAGGAGGTGTGCGAGGAGATGGCCGTTTTGGCGAAAGACTTTATGATGGAAATAGAGATGAGAAGGGGAACCGGTGATGAGAGGACCATCAAGATGGAGAGCTTCTGCATTCCTTTTGAAATATTTGAGTCTGAAAAGCCGAAAGGCCCGAAAGTGGGAGCCTGATGGACTGGTTTGACAAGTTAATGATAACTGCGGCGGTCACGACAGTGATAGTATTTGTAATCGTGGTGGGGATATAATGACCGACAGACTGGATGTAAGCGACAAAACGGCGATTTCTATGCCGATGAAGAACTTACTGGCCATATTGTCGGCGGTCGGAATCGGCGTGTGGGCGTTCTTCGGGATCCAGGAGCGATTGAACATTTTAGAAACCACGTCAAAACTGGCGGAGAAGGACTTAAATCAGGTGACTGAAAGACTCGCCGGTGACATTGAGAAAAATAATCAATTCAGAATCAAGTGGCCCAGGGGAGAAATGGGCAGTCTGCCCGCGGATTCAGAGCAGTTCATGCTCATAGAGCACATGTCAGGACAGATGGAAAAGATGCAGGCGCAACTGGAAGCCATGATGAACAACAAGGTGAACATTGAGTTCATGCAGAAGCAAATTGAAAAACTTCAGGCGCAGGTGGAAAAATTACAGGAAGAACACCGCACGTTTAAAGCGCAGAATGGAAAGTCATACTGATGGTTGAAATTGTCATAGCGCTATTAATGTATATTGGGGTGGATCTCAAAGAGCACGTGCCGTATGATACAATTGGTGACTGCCTGAAGGCAAAGAGACTGAGTGAAAGAAGTTCGGGGCCTGACGGCCCGAGACTGGAATGCCGTCCCGTCACGGCTGAAGTAGAAATATGGAAGGAAGACGGAAAAAAACATATCCTCAAAATAGTTGAGGATTAATAATTAACTACAAGGAAAACTAATGACTACAGGAAAAATTAAATGGTTTAATCCAACCAAAGGATATGGATTCATTGAACAGGAAGGCAAGGATGTCTTTCTTCACGTATCGGCTTTGGAAAAAGCTGGTATTGAAACCCTAACAGAGGGGGAAGAGATAGAATTTGAGATAGGGGAGAATAGAGGAAAAGAAAACGCGATTAACATTAAAAAAATTGCAGGGTAGTGGCCCATTCAACGTACTTTACACCAATCAAAAAAAGGACTAGTATAGGAAGATCTCCAAGATCGAAGCCGAAGAATAAGCATAAGCGGAGAACCTGGAAGAGATATAATCGCCAAGGAGGCTGACATGGCACAAGGATATGGAGCTCGTAAAGACGAGTCTATTGCAATGAGGGTTAAAAAACCTCGAACTAAAAAACAACTTAAAGCCAGCGCGGATGAATCTTACGGAAAATTTGGAAGCGGTAAAGGTAAAGGTGTTATCAATAAAAGAGGCGGAGGCATCGCTAAAAGAGGAAAAGGCATCGCCAAAGCTGATGGTGGCGTAGTTAAACGTCAAGCAGGCGGCTTAGGAAGAAGGAATTTATTGGAAGAAGTAGGAAGAATTGACGCAGAGCGCATGAATCCTAATCGAAGAGCTGAGAAAAGCAGAGTCATAGGCGAACTCAACAGAGGCTACAAGAAAGGCGGAGCAATTAAACGCCGTGGTGGCGGAGTCGCGAAACGTGGAATGGGGGTTGCGAAATGACGGCAAAACAAACAGGTCCCGTAAGAAGTTCTGGACGTGATGAAACTTCTGATAAAGGCCCAGCAATCGAAAGAATGACAAAAGAAGAATTAGCTACTTTTGTAGCGGGAAAAAGTGCGTTAACTAAAATTGAAGCCATGAAAAAAACAATAAAGCAATTAACGGCACTGCGTAATCAACTACTTGCTGATACGTCGTTTAGTGGAAGAAGAGGGTTTCTCAGCGGGAGTAAAAAGATGGGAAACATTGCACAGAATAATGCTTCAGGTGGAGTCATTAGACGCAGAGGCGGCGGAATAGCCAAACGCGGTTTTGGGATTGCGAAATAATCTATGCCAACGTATGCTTCCACAGCGAGTTTCGACCTTGCGATTGATGATATTATAGAAGAGGCTTTTGAACGGTGCGGTTTGCAGGACCGTACTGGTTATGAAATAAAAACCGCGCGCCGTTCCCTTAACATCATGTTCGCCGATTGGGCGAACAGAGGCCTTAATCTATGGACGATTCAGAAACAAGAAATTGCTGTTGCATCAGCAGGATTCACTAATCCCTTGTCAGGAGCGACTTTGCTCACGGGAGGGGACACCCAGACCATCATTGACATCACCAACTGCGTTATGCGCGACAGCAGTAATAATGATTTTGCTATGACGAGAATTGGCAGAAGCACTTATTGGAACTATACTGTAAAATCAACATCAGGACGTCCTACGCAGTTTTATTTTGAACGAACAATAAATCCAACAGTTTATCTGTACCCTGAACCTTCAAGTGATTATACTTTTATTTATTATGCCTTAATTCGTATGTTTGATGCCGGCAGCTATACGAATAACGCACAAATTCCCTTTCGATTCATTCCCTGCATGGTTGCAGGACTGGCTTATTATATGGCATTGAAATATCAACCGGATCGTGTCGCTTTACTTAAACCTCTCTATGAGGAGGAGTTTCAGCGCGCGGCCAACGAAGACGTGGAGAAAGCTAGTTATAGCGTGGTTCCACGACAAACATGGATTAACTAATGGGTAAATACGCTACAGGCAAGTTCGCTCAAAGGATTTCCGATCGTGACGGGATGGCATATCCTTACACTGAAATGGTGCAGGAATGGAATGGAGTGTGGGTTCACTATAGTGAATTTGAGCCAAAAGCCCCTCAGATCAATCCTAAAAACCATCCCACTGATTTTGAAGCGTTGCAACATGCAATGCCTCAAGTTGCCAATTCCACAGTCTATGTGGGACGAATTGGCACGAACGTAAATAGTTTTGAAACACTGCAAGAAGCTGTCACTCTCTACTACGCCAACGGGGTGTCTTATCCAGGGTTTGTCAGAAGTATGCAACCGTTAGGCGTTCAACAACCTAACAAACCAACTTTATTGCATAGTTTTGTAGGAAAGGTTACAGTGACCACGACATGACCGATTATTCTGATTTATTAACAAACGTAAGGAATTACACGGAAACATCCAGTGACGTACTTTCGGATGCTGTTGTCAATACATTCATCGTTAATGTCGAAAATAAACTTTTTAAGGAAGTGGATCTCAGTTATTACCGTAAATATGACACGGCCAGTTTAACCCAAGATATCGCTTTTCTTTCCCTTCCAGGAGACTGGAGAGCTACCCGATATCTTCAAATTGTTGTCTCGGATGTAAGAACAACCTTGCTACAGAAGGATATTTCATTTATGACAGAGTACTGGCCTGATAGAACAGCAACGGGTACTCCTAAGTATTATGCTGATTGGGATCAAGACACGCATTATATTGCGCCGACACCAAGTGCCAACATAGCTGTTGAACTTGCATATTTAAGGATGCCTGATAATTTATCGGCTTCCAACACATCCACGTGGATCAGTCAAAATGCTCCCAACGTGCTTTTATACGGTTGTATATTAGAAGGACTTGCATACTTGAAAGGTCCGACAGATATGATACAACTGTATCAACAAAAATATAATCAATCTGTACAGAATCTTGCCACGTATGAGATGGGGCGGGATCGTAGAGATGAATATAGAGACGGTGTCATTCGTGTCCCTCTCGAATCAAGGAACCCCTAAAGGAGGTTATTATGGCTATAGTACAAGCTGTTTGTAACAGTTTTAAAGTGGAGATCCTGAAAGCATTGCATGATTTTACTGCATCGACAGGGAACACTTTTAAATTAGCACTTTACGATAGTGAAGCGACTTTATCAAAATCAACTACTATCTACGACACACCCGACGAGGTAGGTGCATCAGGCACTTATTCAGCTGGTGGTGGAGCATTGACATCGGTTACTCCCGTATTATCAACTGATACGGCTGTGTGTGATTTTTCACCTGATCTTTCATTCACGAGTGCGACTATTTCTGCACAAGCTGCTGTGATTTATAACAGTTCCACGGTCACTGGTTTAACAACCAATGCATCTGTTTGTGTGTTAGATTTTGGTGGAGTTAAAACTTCGACTTCAGGAACGTTCACAATTACGTTTCCTGCCGCTGGAGCGACTACTGCAATTTTAAGGATCGCATAAGGAGAATAAATCATGGCCTCTCTACAAGGATGGGGCCGAGAGACTTGGGGCAGTGGCGCGTGGGGAGAATACGCACCCGTTGCCGCGACAGGTGACGGCCTTACGTCAAGCGCTGCAGCGCCCGCTATTACGGGTGATTGCAACATCACGCTTACCGGCGTCTACGGTACGTCTACCGCTGGTACGGCTATTGGCACAGGACTGGCGATCGTTAGTGCCACAGGCAATCCACTCACTTCCAATACTAATGATGTAACAACTAGCGCTGACGCGATAGTCACTCCTACGGCTGCTGGACTTACTTCCTCTCTAGGGGAGGAAAGTGTACATACTGCCTACCAAGCAGGATGGGGTCGAGGCTATAACCAAGCCACAGGAACAGAGATTGGTTGGGGGGATAATCTTTGGGGAACTTTAACAACTTCATACGCTTTAACGGGGGCTAGTGCGACGACAAGTGCTGGAACTATGGCATTCCAAGGGGATGTGGATATTACAGTAACAGGACAAAGCGCGACATCCACCGTAGGAGATTTACTCGCTTTAGTCTTTCCTTCAGGTGTTCAGGCAGCAACAAGTATTGGAACATACTCAATTACGGCTGATGCAACAATAAGCATTGTTGCGGTTGCAGAACCAGAGCTTGATGCAACTACTGGTGAGGTGCTAATAGCCATCAGTCCAGGTGTTTATCCGTCAGGAACAATATTAACAGGATCCTTGGGATCATCTACCATTACAGCGGACTGTAATGTTTCACCAACAGCGGCGGGGTTGACTTCCTCTCTAGGAGAAGAAACCATTAACATTGACGTTGATGTGGAGGTTGATGGGACTGATATGCAACCAAATATTGGTGTTCCAATAGCATCGGCGGATTTTGATATAACCGTCACCGGCCAAGCTATGACAAGTGCTATTGGTGATGCAGGGCAAGAATCTAGTTACGCAGCGACGGGAAATTTACTAACTTCAGCAACAGGAGTTGCGCAAGTTAAGATAGATGTTGTCTTTACAGCAACAGGGAATTCTGCTACTATTAGCGCTGGAACATTACGAGGAACCTTCTGGAGTGAAGTGGATGACTCGCAAACAGCCACATGGGTAGAAGTTGACAAGGCTGCATAAAATCATTAAAAAAGTTATTAGGAGATTAAATGGTAACGTATTCGACGGGTCTTAGGACGGAACTACAAGTAACAGGGGAAAATTCAGGTACATGGGGAACCATTACCAATAACAACTTTTCTCAGGTTTTTGAATTCGCCATCGCAGGCGTTTACGCCGTTCCGGCGATTACCACAGGAACATCTACCACTTTGACGAATGCCGACGGACCCGACACTCAAGCCAACAACCAAGCTAGAAATAATACATTACTATTCAGTGGCACCGTTTCCACCACTCATACTGTTCAATTTCCAGCAACACAAAAAACTTACGGAATTTATAACAATATCGGTGGTGGCGCCGACATCTCAGCAAGATTGGGGGCAACAGGCAATACGGTAACCATTACAAATGGAAAATTTCGCATGGTTGCTACCGATGGCACCAATTGGTATGATATTTTTTCTTTAGCTGGATTGGGCGAAACATGGGTGGAAAAAGCAGTTGGGGACTCCCCTTACACAGCTTCAGACGGCGATAATATTATTTGTGATTGCTCAAGCGGAGCAATTACTATAACTTTACCTGCCTCCCCTACAATTGGAATGCAAGTAAAAGTCATTGATGGGGATGGTACTGCGGGAACTAATAACATTACTATTGATGGAGGAGCTGAAAAAGTTCAAGGAGACGCGGCTGATATGACAATTTCCACTAACAGTGCAGGCGTTGCTCTGGTATACTACGATTCAGGAAATGGTTGGAGGCTAAAATATAATGACTAATTTACAGGATTTTACAAACAGAAGTGAAGTAGGCGCAATCAAGCCTTGGGGCAAAGCAACAGCCCCTGTCGGTTATGTATTGTGCGATGGTACTGCTATTTCCAGGACTACTTACGCTGAGTTATTCACTGTCATAGGCACGACTTATGGAGCTGGTGACACTGCTACAACTTTCAATGTCCCTAATCTTCAAGGCAAGACGCCTCAAGGTTATGACGGATCTACTTACAATTTGGCTGGAACGGGAGGCGCGAACACCGTGACGGTGGCCGTGACGAACAACCAGGCGGCGTCAAGTACGGACACTTTAGCCGTATCAGTGACGGGATCTATTGATAATACTTCCCTTACTACGGCTCAATTAGCTTCACACGGACACGGACTTCCACTGAATGGTTCTTATTCCCCTACTGTAACATGGGGCTGGACAGGGGGTGGCAACAAGAACATTTCACCATCAGGAACTTCATATTCTTCCGGATCTGGTACTGGACATAACCATTCTCACACCTTGTCTGGAACCTTGACGGGAAATATAACGACTTCCTTGACAGGAGCCGTAACCGCTTCGGGAACAAATGCTTTTTCACCGTACGTGGTGGTTAACTACATCATAAAGCACTAGGATAAATTATGGCGACACAAATTGTAATATCAA